TAACAATTAGGGTGTGGAAGATTGCTAAACGCGTCAGATGAGGTAGTGCGTGAGATATTGGCCCTGGAGCAGGCTAGAAAAACCTTGTCAATACGTGACAAGGCACAGGATTCCTTCATGGCGTTTGTTGATCATGTTTATAATGGTTTTATAGAAGGGACCCATCACAAGAAGGTTGCAAAGAAATTTGAAAAGTTGGCTGTGACCCCTGGTTCACGGATCATTATCAACATGCCCCCTCGTCATACGAAGTCGGAATTTGCATCTTACATGTTGCCGGCGTGGTTGATTGGCAAGAATCCTGAGTTAAAGATCATCCAGACCACTCATACGGCGGAGTTGGCTGTGCGGTTTGGTCGCAAGGTCAGGAACCTTATGGAGACGGAGGTCTACAAGGAGATATTCCCGGATGTGGATTTGCGGGCTGATTCGAAGGCGGCTGGTCGCTGGGACACGGGCCAGGGAGGGGAATACTTCGCTGCGGGTGTGGGTGGTGCGATCACGGGTCGCGGTGCGGATTTGCTGATCATTGACGATCCGCATTCGGAACAGGATGCGTTATCCGAGAGTGCTTTGGAGAGTGCTTACGAGTGGTATACTTCGGGTCCCCGGCAGAGGCTTCAGCCGGGTGGTTCCATTGTAGTGGTCATGACGCGGTGGTCATTGAAGGATTTGACGGGGAAACTTATCAAGGCGCAGTCGTCCGATATTATGTCGGATCAGTGGGAGGTGGTGGAGTTTCCGGCGATACTTCCGAGCGACAATGTGCTTTGGCCGGAGTTCTGGAACAAGGATGAGTTATTAAGGGTCAAGGCTTCGTTGTCCTTGAGCAAGTGGAATGCTCAATGGCAGCAGAATCCGACTTCGGAAGAAGGTGCCATTATAAAGAAGGAGTGGTGGAACAGGTGGGAGAAGGAAGACATACCTCCTGTCAGTTACATTATGCAGAGTTATGATACGGCGTTCTCGAAGAAGGAGACTGCGGATTATTCGGCTATTACGACATGGGGGGTATTCAAGCCCAAGGAGGGGGATCCTGAAAATCTGATTTTGATGGATGCGAAGCGTGGTCGCTGGGATTTCCCTGAACTGAAGTCTCACGCCATGGAGGAGTACAAGTACTGGGAGCCGGACATGGTACTGATTGAGGCCAAGGCCAGTGGAACACCGCTCACGGACGAGTTACGGACGATGGGAATTCCTGTTGTGAATTACACGCCGTCGAGGGGAAGGGACAAGCACACACGGATGCACATGGTGGCTCCCATGTTCGAGTCTGGCAAGGTGTGGGCGCCGGAAAAGAAGTTCTCGGAAGAGGTCATCGATGAGTGTGCGGCTTTTCCCAACGGGGATAACGACGATTATTGCGACAGCATGTCCATGGCACTTATTAGATACCGTAAAGGGGGATTTCTTCGTCTTGACAGTGACGAGGAAGATGACAACCCTACTTATCGTCCACAACTTCGACAATACTATTAGGAGGCTTCCATGGAAAAATGGATTACGGAACGGATGCGCGAACCTTCCACCTATGCGGCCATTGGTTTGGCTGTTGTAGGTGTAGGCATTCTTGTAGATAATTCTTGGTTTGTAATTGCAGGGGTCATTACTGGTGTTGCTGCTTTCGTTTTGAAAGAGAAGGGCCTCATTTGAAATGAACGTCAGGATTTGTTATGGTAACTTTATCTTCTTATAAAGGATTATGACGTGTTCGCTTCTTTACTTCCAGCACTTGGCCTTTCTCTGAGAGAGAAAGGTGTTATGTAGGGACCGTGGATGGTTCTGTTGATATACGATTAATAGTCACCGTAGGTGGCATATTATTTTCAGTGGTGGGAGCCGCCGCCATTGCTCGTTATCAGATAAAGGCTTTGATAGAAAAGATTAGCGATATTGAGTTTAGAATGAGGACTCTGGACAGGTCCACGGACATGCATGAAGTTGAAATTCAGAAGAATGCCCAGCGTTTGGAGGTTATATCCGGCATGTTGTCGCCTAAAGAACGCGAAGTTAGTGCTCGAGAAACCGCTATCATGCTGACGCTTATTAAGAAACTGGAGGACGACATGGGGATTCTTAAAAAGATGCATAATGGCACCCATCCAAAGATGGGGGGGGATTTATGATACAGGCTCTTTTACCCGGCCTCTTACCTATTATCGGAGATGTTATTGGACGTTTTCTGCCTGAAGATAAAGAAGCGCGGGCGAAAGCGGAACGCGAAATTGAGAAACAGTTGTCAGTACATCTTGCCAAGATTGATATAGCTCAATTAGATATCAATAAGCAGGAAGCAGCTCACAGGAGTATATTTGTCTCTGGCTGGCGTCCGTTTATCGGGTGGTCATGTGGAATTGCGTTGGCGTGGACATACGTTGCCACCCCAATTTTATATTTTATTTTGGCGCAGACGGGTCACCTTATGGATCTTCCAGTGTTAGACATGAGCCAGATGATGCCGGTTCTTATGGGGATGCTCGGATTAGGTGGCCTCAGAACATTCGAAAAATTCAAAGGGGTGAGTAAATAATGGCTCGTGAACCCATTTCTCTGATTGATGATGCTATTCCCTCTCAGGGGATGCCTCTTGGTGGCCTTACAGACGAAGAAATTGAAGTCGAGGAGATTGAAGAACCTACAGAGATGACGGAAGAAGAGGATGGTTCCGTTGTTCTAAATTTTGGTGAGATGGTTACCGAAGAACTTCAGGCAGAACCAGATGCTAATCTGGCGGAGATCCTAGACGAGAGAGTTCTGATGGGGATTTCCTTAGAACTCATCGGTTATTACGAGGATGACAGGAGTGGTCGACAGGAATGGGAAGACGCTTATACAGATGGCCTTGAACTTCTAGGTGTTAAGTATCAACACCGCGAGGAACCCTTCCGTGGTGCCAGTGGCGTAACTCATCCTCTTATTGCAGAAGCAGTCACCCAGTTTCAGGCTCAAGCCTACAAGGAACTTCTTCCTAGTTCTGGCCCTGTCCGTACTCAGGTTGTTGGAGCAGCGACTCCTGAAGTAGAGGGGCAGGCTCGGCGTGTTCAGGAGTTCATGAACTATCAGATTACGCATGTAATGGACGAGTACGATCCTGAGATGGATCGGCTGCTGTTCTACCTCCCTCTGGCCGGCTCCGCTTTCAAGAAAGTCTATTTTGACGACATTCTTGACCGTGCTGTCTCAAGGTTTGTTCCCGCGGATGATCTGCTGGTGCCTTACAATGCCACTGATCTGAATTCCGCTTCCCGTATCACTCATGTCATTCGCATGAACACGAATGATGTTCGTAAATTCCAGGCGGGTGGTTTTTACCGGGACATTGAACTTTCTCCTTATGACTCCTCTGATGAATTAAGGGAGAAAGAACGCAACCTGATGGGTGTTGAAAGAACAGGGGCGGATGATCAGGATTGCACCATACTGGAGGTTCATACGGACTTGGACCTTCCGGGATTTGAGCATGTAAGTCCTGTTGACGGAGAACAGACAGGTATCAAGCTTCCTTACATTGTTACGATAGACGAAGGTAGTTCAAAAATTCTGTCGGTTCGCAGGAACTGGCGTGATGGCGATGAGTTCTATCGTAAGGTTCAGTATTTCTCACACTACAAGTTTTTACCTGGTCTGGGTTTCTATGGCTTTGGGTTGCTCCACATGATTGGAGGTCTGGGCCGTTCTGCGACTTCCATTCTGCGACAACTTATAGATGCCGGGACACTTGCCAATCTTCCCGCTGGCTTTAAAGCTCGTGGTATCCGCATTCGTGATTCTGATGAGCCGCTGTCTCCGGGCGAATTTCGTGATATTGACGTTCCTGGCGGTGCTCTTCGAGAGAGTATTATGCCTCTCCCTTACAAGGAACCAAGCCAGACCCTTATGGCTCTTTTAGGTTTTGTAGTGGATGCGGGGCGCAGGTTTGCCGCCATTACCGATATGCAGGTGGGGGATGGAAACCAGCAAGCTGCGGTAGGTACAACTGTGGCTCTTCTTGAGCGCGGCTCCAAGGTGATGTCCGCCATACACAAGAGACTGCATTACGCCCAGAGACAAGAGTTCAGGATTCTGGCTCGTGTGTTCTCTGAATCACTTCCTCCGATGTATCCATATAACGTGTATGGGGCGGAAGCTACTGTTAAGCAGACGGACTTTGACGAACGTATAGATGTTATCCCTGTTTCGGATCCCAATATTTTCTCGATGTCCCAGCGTCTGGCTTTGGCACAAACGCAGCTTCAACTCGCTCAAAGCAATCCTCAGATGCATAATCTGTATGAAGCCTATCGTCGTATTTATGAGGCAATAGGTGTGCATAACATTGAAGCCCTGTTGCCGACCCCCCAACCACCACAACCCACTGATCCGGCTATTGAGAACGCCAAATCCATTATTCAGGAGATGTTGCAGGCCTTCCCAACCCAGGATCATGACGCTCACATAGCCGCCCACATCTTTTTCATGAAGACTCCGATTCCGGCGTCTTCTCCCCCTGTATTCGCTTTGCTTCAGGCGCATCTATGTGAACACATTGCGTTTAAGGCCAGGGGTGTTGCTGATGCGGAAATGCAACAGGCGATGCAACAGGCCCAGCAGATGGGCCAGCAACCGCCGCAGGTTGATCTTGAAGCACGGGTCGCGGAGTTCATTGCCCAATACACCGAAGAAATCATGGGCGCCCTGATGCCCCCGCCAGAAGGTGAGGTTGATCCTCTCGTTCATCTTCGTTCCAAGGAACTGGACATCAAGGCCGCTGACGTACAGCGCAAGACCGAAGAGTTTGCTGTCAAGCAGAGCTTTGAGGAGAAGAAGGAAGGCGAGCGTCAGGAACTTGTACGCGACAAGATCGATTCCCAGGAAGATATCGCGCTGTTGCGTGCGGAAGTTAACCGTGATCGTTTGGAACAACAGGCCAAAGAGAGGAGTAAGCAGTAATGGGAAGCACTCTGGAAGCACAGAAAGCGAAATCGCCTACACCTAAGAAGAGAATAAAAGTCTCTCCAGGGAAACCTTACTATTCGAGTCCAGAAGTAGAAGCAGGTTGGGTGCAATCATTACCCTCTGAAGTTGAAGCGGCTCGAACTAAACATAGGGTGGGAAAGCGGTATCCTTCGTCTTTTCGAGGTTACACAAACTTACGAAACCTTTTTAGAGGTGAAGAAGGTAAAGTGGGGGCTAGATTAGCCCGGGAAGCGGCGGAAGAAGCTGTTTACAAGGATAGGGCGGATCTCTTGCTCCGTTATGATGGCGGTTTTGCCTCAAAGAAAACGAGGGTATTCTAATGGCTAAAAGACTTCCCAAGGTGCATCTTACTCGGAGAGGAGACCCTAAAATAGGAAATCCTAATGTGGACGATACCGAAAGGCATGTAGAAGCAGTTTTGAAAAAATCTTTGAAAGAAGGAAAAAAATCTTCTGTCCGTTTAGCTTCATTATTTAATGACGGTGGAAGTGTGAAGACAAAGGTGTACTGATGCCCATACGAAAAGTAAAAGGTGGCTGGTCTTTTGCCAGTTCCGGGAAACCTGTATATAAGACACTTGCGGCGGCGAAGAGATCTTACAAGGCGTATCTGGCGAGAAGAGCGAGGGTGTGATGGTTAAGAAAATAGTGGATCAGATGTCCGATCAAATGGATATTTCAAAACAGGAAGCGA